TTATGTGTTTAAATTAAAATTAGGTCTATCTCCTGCTAACAAGAGTCTGGTATTATCGATATTGTTTTCATATATATGAACATTCCCTAACATCAACGTAATTGACTTCAAAGGAAGCGATATTTGCCTACTTATTAAGTACAAGTGATAAGTATCCGCAGGCAGCCCCAAAGAAGCGTCAGAACTCCTCTGATAAGCTGAAAGCACAAGTTTACCATTATCTATCTGAAATTGTATTAGCGATAAACAAGGATGTTGATTACTTTCAATGTCATTTTTTCCTAAAAACAGCACATAATTTTTACTGTTCCTCTTTTCTTTATTTATCTTTTTAATCAAATCAGGCAACTGCTCAAAGTATGTAGGGTAACTATTTACTAGAATTGGACCACAGTAATCCCACCAAGCAATTCCAGCCTCTCTATATCTTTCTGTCATCCTTTCTCCTGATTGAAATAGGTCTAATTCTGTTTTTAACTTATTTCTGGCAATACCATGTCCCTCAAATATCTCTAATAGATCAATTGCTTTTAATTCTAACTTCTGATTAACTAAATATTTTATATTCCCTTTTTTATTTTCTTGAACCTTCCCTTTAGAAAGAACTTTTTGTAACATTACATGGTATTTATTCATTGCTTTATAATATTTATTGTTTGTATCTTTGTATTTCTCATGGATTATTTAAATAGCAAAGCCAGCATTAGAAGACTTATGTCCTCCAACGCTGGCTTTGGTGCTAAATTTAAAATCCGTGAGAAAGTTTTTAATTTGTTGGAGGACTTTTTAATCTTACTCCAAAAGATTTTATTATAGGGCTACAATGATTCCATTATTCACCCATATTTGTTTGTTTCCTGCAATAAAAGAACAGGATACACCAGTTTAACCATTATAGAAACTCCACCATTAGCGATATTCAGATTGGTCTTATTTCTAGGTTTTTAATTTTAAGTAACCCTCTGAATCCATATACATTGTACCTAAATCTATATCCTCGTTTCTAATAATATCTATTTCTTTTAAAACTTCTTGGAAGTTTATAGCAGGTCGAGCTACACCATTAACTTGAAATGCCCGAAAGTCGATTGCACCTGCAACCGGAATATCAGGACTATCTATACCAATTGATAGTCCATTTCTACTAGTATCAAGATACGCCACAACATTCTCGCCTGTTGAAACTTGAAAAGATTCTGTGATGATTCTAATTCTGTCAGCAATTACATCTATAAGCCGAATACCTGTAAATACGCCTTTCTTACAGTAAATACTTCCTTCTTTCCCATCTAAAATTAGGTTAGGATTTGTAGGGCTTGGATTTTGCGAAACCAAACGATTTTCTTTAAAGATGAATCCCGCCAAATTAGCCTCTTCAGCAACAATTAACTGAACAGCAAGTTGCTCTAGCGAATTGAGCTGAACATATTGGCTGGTTGGATTGATTTGTGCCACAACGTTATCATAACTGTCTTTTAATCTCCACCAAGTCTTAGTTAGACGGTGGTAGATATAATCGATTACATCATGATTATTTCTGTGCGTTTCTCCAGTTTTCCATTCCCGTTGAATAGGAATAGCTCCTGGTCTACCTTGAGTCCCTGATAAAACCTTCGTAATGGAAATAGATTCTTCATAAACGTTCCCATCAGTTGCCGTGACGACAACTCTAAAAGTTTCGACTTGATCAACCTGATTGTTTGCAACAATAAAGCTTTGATTTGTCCCACCTAAGGCTGCTCCTCTATACCATTGGTACGAACTGGCAACGATTCCATAATGTTGCGCAAGCAAAGTAATTGTTGCAGGGCTCGCTCCTTGAAACTGATTACCATTACTTTGTATTTTTACAAATTTCGCCAATTGGCGAAGTTTTATGCTCCTTTTTCCTCTTACCATTTTTCTTTTTTGTTTTATACTTCAGTAGCTTCAAAAAGTAGATCTATTTCACCACCGGCATCTGCAACTTGAGTTCCAGTGACTACATAACTTGCTCCGGTACCTTTAGGGCCTAACAGCGTACCATCAATTTTTATCTTCTGATAAGCATAGGACCAGTTGCCACTTGCTGGTGTAGTAGTTCCCCTAAACACTACCTTGGGAGAATATTTTATTTGCCCAGTCACTTCTAAATCGTCTTCGTGTCCAACGACACCATATTGCAATTCCAAAGTATCAGTTTCGTCTCTCACCGATATTATTGCAGTTTTAACTTTTAAAGCATTTTCAAAAATGTCGACAGAATAAGTATCATAAGTTGCAATATCATCCGCAGTTAATATAATTGTTTTTTGTGTTTTCCCTGGCAATAGCATTCTATTATCAGCTGTAGGATCATTGGCTAAATCTAATAACGGATCTAAAGTTGTTTTAAACCACTGATAAGTGATTCCTGCAGTCTGCGGAATTCCTCCTTTTTCCAAGATAGCTTCCAAAGTTACAGTTGGATATAATGCCGTTATTGCTGCACCACGACCATTTTGATCAACAATATAAGCAGTGTAGGTGTTAGCACTTATATTCTCTTTACTTATTGCAATAACCGCACTTACAGCCGTCGTATAACCACCAGTATAGGCATTCGCCGTAAATTCTATTGAGCTCGTTGTAAGTAAGGCAGACATGACATCTGCCTTTATTTTTAATGCAGGTACGGAGGTAGAACCAATACTATAAATGGTTTTTTCAAATCGATTGTCGGAATCTGAAATTTCAAGCCCATTAAACTTCCACTTAACCAAAGTCAATCCTGTATTCCCAACGGGAGTATTGCTCAAACTGGTCAATATTTGAGCATAAACAGTACGGTAGTTAGCAGGCTGTGCCCAACTACCTATTACGACATCATCTTGGTATTTTGCCACAAGGGGCTTATCTGCTATTAGCCCAGTGGTTAAACTATCGCCTTTTTTAGATAAAGAAATAGTTCTTTTTCCTCTTACTAATTCCATGAATCAATTTTTTTTAAAGCCAAAGCCGTTGTTATTTCTTTATATTCAGTTGTTTTCTTACCCGTATTCTGCTGCCAAATAGTTAGCAGATCACGTTTAAAAATGACAGTTCCATCATTTTTCTTGTAAGGGTGGTTTTGGGTAATTATCCCCAAGTCAACCGCTAATTTTTCATTCATGATTATACACATCATATTTTATAATTTTTGAGATAAATCTTCGAAGACCTCGTAGTCGAGCTCCTTATTTTGTGAATTGAGTTCTAAAAGTTTTGCCATCGGAATTTTTACTTTAAATCCTTTGTATAAGAAAGTTCCGTTTGTCTGCTTTAGCCAACCCACAGAAAAATGATCTGGTGCATTTTTTAAAATACCATCTGAGGTATTTAATACAATTTCATATTCTATCTCTGTTAGATCGGGATTGATAGATTCTGGCCCGATTAGTTGGGGTTCATAAATGGGATATTTTTTTAAAAGCAAATAGTCCCCCTTGTAGAGTATTGTCGGTTTGTCTGACGGACGATAATTAATTGGCAATTTTATGATTGTCTCGCTTTCTTGTTTTTTCTGATTAATCAATTTTTGAAGATCTGTTTTCGATGGAGACCACAATGGGGATAATACATTTCTAAAAGTTAATTTTTCAATAGTAGAGTATCCTGTTCTATCCATTGGATAAATAGAGAAGAACGCCCCCTTTAACATATCCAATTGAGGAGAAAAGAAAGCAGTAAAACTATTTTCTTTTTGAACGAAAGCAGTAATGTAATTAGATGCCCCATTATAATACAAAGCGAAATGACTTCCATTTAATATGCCTTTAAAATTACAATAACATAGAGTGCCTTTGGGTATGGTCTCGTCTAAATAATAATAAGCAGTAGGATAATTTTCATTATAGACTTTACGATAAGTATCGTTCAGTAGATTTCTAGGATTCTCGTTATATAATTTTCTAAATTCAATTACTTCAGGTTGTTCTTCGACCCAGGTATCTTGTAATTGATTTAAATACATAGAACAATCAGCAACTTCCACCTTAATGATATCACCAGTTTTTGAAATCGCGGAAGCTGGTACAAAAAGCTTATCCGTTTTACTGTTTAAGTATCCGTTTGAATCTGTAATCTCAACGTTGTTTTTCGACCAATAATAAGCAGCAGCTAGCTTTTCAGGGCCTCGAAATAAATCTGCCTGACAGATTAGTCCCTGATTATTGATTGTAGGGTATAGATTGTAGCCATAGGGCGCGCTCGTATTGAGTAAAGTCGCTGCAGTGGCAATAGGATTGGTAACCAAGACAAAACTATCTTGAAAGCTCGCTATTCGTTTACTAGTCGGCTCTAAGTATTTTGCAGTGAATGTTACCGTTACATTTTCCAAGTCGGAAATATTTTTAAACATCTTTAATTGGCCTTTCTCAATACCTTTTCCGATTTGAAACTCTCGGTTATTTTCCAAAACATCAATAAAGATGCCCCCCGATGAAATCCTCCACACAACATTGGTCAGATCAGCATTTACCAATCCATTTTTATAATTATGTGGATCATTGACACCGCATTCAACGAGAATGACAAGTGGATCAATTCGCCTATCCGGTTCGAAAAACAGATTATTGGTGTCATAGTTTTGGCGTACGGAACCGGCTAAAATCTTTGTGTTTTTATACGTGTTCAGTGGTTTGTAAACGATCTTTATTTTTTTTGTTCCCGTTCTCATATCTCAATTTTTACGGTTATAGTTTCATTATTAACGGTTGCTTGACAAGTAAAAGCCACGCTACCTAAATGTATATTTTGCGTAAAATCCTCTGCATTTAGCTCTAGAACTGCAGTGTTTTTATCAATTGCCCAAATTTCATCTGCGTCCTTATCTTCTTGAGTTGTACCTGATTCTCGATACCACTGCCATTTAACAACATCGTTTGTAAAATCTTTAAAATAACGCATTACAGTTGGCGTTAAGGATGTATTTAGGTTATCTGCATCTAATAATTCCCCTGCAGATGATTCAACAAAAAGACTTAAAGAATCAGTTCCCAAGACATCGGTTATTCTAGCAGGTATGTTATTAACTTTTTGAGTTGTTATAGCTAATTTATCAACCAGATGACCCATAACATATGTATCCTTCAAATACATCAGTTCTTTAATTACAAACCAATTTGGGAAACGCGAATCATCAGCAATTTCGAATGAAACATCGTGTTTGTTTTGCAAATTTTGTGTAAGGCCAATAATCCGCATTCGCCTATTAATACCTAACTCACTATCAATGATTCTAACGGAAACACCCACATCCAGCGTAATACCTTCACGCTCAAAATGTATTGGATCAGCAATAAGATTATATTGAACTTGTTCGGTTGCTCCTCGGTCTATTTCTGATTGGGCTTTCATTTTGAGTTTTTGTTCTGCTTCTAGGACATAACTTGCAGGCATTTGAATATCAGTTAAAACATATTTATCGAATACCGCTGGACTTAAATCTCCTGAAAGCAAAGGAAGGTTATTATCATCCGTATTGTTTTTAAGGACAAAGCGTTTGCTAGTCGAATCAAAAGATTTTAAATCAAATGTGTAACCTGCAAGTTGCCCTGTGTTGAATGTTACTTTTGCGCTTATTCCGGGTATTAGTATCGTTGTATTACCATCTTGATCTACTTCATTAATATCAAAATCGATATGACTATCCCAAAAAGAATCAGGAAACTCGTGATGAGTTCCAGTTACATAACCAACTCTAGTTGGATAAATGTCTTCGTAAACAACAGAATGTTCGATTAATCCAAATTTACTCGTGTTTTTTTCTAAATAAGGTACAGACATTTTTAGCCTACTTGATCCATAGTCAATAGGAAGGTTAGTGTTTCCTCCCGTAGCATATAATCTAGTATATATATTTGTTTCATCCTTTTTTTGACGAGTGATACTTCTTAGACCCTTGTTTCTCCCATATTGAAAAGTGAGATTAGTATTTTGATCTTTTTTACCAAAGTTGATTGTTTGTCCAACAATCCAATATTCTTTTTCAAACACCTCTGCCAACATACCTAGGGCCATTAAAAGATTTGTGGAAGAAAAGGTAAACAATTTCATCTCTGTCGAAACAACATCCCCTATATTCCAAAGTTGACCTACTCGTTGTGCATTTGCAATTACATGCTCAATAATCTCTTTGGCATTTGCATAAATAGAGTAGTCCGATTGAGTATATTTATTGTGTTCATCTAAGAACAACAACTGTGTTTTAGCAAGTTCGTACTTTATTGATTCAAAAACGCAAGTGTATCTATATTCAATAGTTGATATCTTTTCCACTGTCGGTGTTTGGTTTAATCTATAATTATTCTCATTAACAATTACATTGTCCCCAATTTCTAACAATTGATAGTATTGCAATGAAAAAGACATATTGACCAAGTCTTCTTGCATTAATTTAGTAACGACACTGCCTTCAGCTTGAATCGATACAACATGCGTTCCCCCTCGTTTTATAGTATAGATCATCTTACTTGAAGTGTTAAATCAAATTTCACAAATAGTTTTGGGACGTTTTTAAGTCTTTTTAAAGTTTTTTGAAATGAGTCAGATTTTTTATAAAACACTTCGTAAGTTCGATCATGGTCAAATATAAAAAGACGTTGCCATTCGGGTTTAGTTAATTCTTGGAAAAAAGCATTGTATTTTGCCCAAAAATCAGTAGGGCTCGAAGCAAGAATAGCACATTTTAGAGTAACTTCTTTATCTTTAAAGAATACTTGCCTTAAAGAATATTCCGTGCCGTTCTCTTCCGCCCAATCCCATTTCAAGCCTTCTTTCCGTTCAGGATAATTTAAAAGGGATGCTGTACCAGTTTGGATTATGAGCCCAAAATCGTTTTTTAAATTCTTAAAGTTTAAGGTATCCATGCGCCTGTTGCTCTTTGTAAAATAATATCGCGGGGTTGCCCGTCCAGTTTATCGTTTATTTTCTTCAACTGTGTAATTGCCATAGCTGTGTTTGAGGAAATTTCTCTTGTATTGTATTCTATTTTAATTTGCAGTTCGATTTGTTTACTTGCTGCTTCGAGCTGTTTTGCACCCGATGATTTTAAAATGGAATTCGTATCTATTTGTGTTAGTCTTAAGCCTCCAAACTGACCCGCAAGTAAATCGGCTTGTTTTTCTGTCATCCCTTTAATAGCTCCTTTTAAGGAATTTCCCTGATTCATAGAGCCAATGTCAATACCTGCTTGATTCAATATTTCAAGCTGTTCTTTAGATGAATTCACAATATTCATATACATGTCTTGAAAACGTTTTTTATCTTCTTCAGACAATATCCCATCCTTCATCATTTCGTTTAACTCATCTTGTAACTTTTGAATTTGTTCTGCCATAAGTTGTGTGGACAAACCAGAAAGAATTGCATTTCTTAAAAAGCCTTCTATGTCATCTGCAAAGTCTGCAAAGGTTTTTTTTCCAGATGCTAGACCTTGCTTTATTGAGTTTGCTAGTTCTGCTGGCGTTGTGCCAGTAATCAAATTTTTCATTTCAATTTCTAAAGCGCGCATAGCTTCTTCAATTGAGCCATATTCATCTTTTAACTTTTTTAGTTGTTCAAAAGCTTCTTTCAAACCTCCTTCAAAAGGATAAATATTATTGATTTTCATTAGTTTATCAAATATTTCATCCGTTAACATAGGCATTTCACTTAGATTATTGAAATCAAAGCCTAATAGTTCCCCTATATATGCACCACCTCCGACCTTTGCCAAATCACCCAGAACTGAATCTTGTAAGCTTCCAGTCAAAATAGGAGCAAAAAACACCTTTAAATAAGTATTATTTAGATCCTTAAGTACTCCTTGAGCATTTTGCTTCATCAGATTTAACTGTTCTTCTATTTGTCCTGTTCTGGATTGATAGAGGTCATTTATACTAGCTTCAATCAAGAGTTGATCTCTAAGTAGTTTATTATACTCTAATTGATTAGCATAAGCTTGTCTGGCTTGTCTAGCTCGTCTCTCTTGTTCTTTTTGTGATTGACGACCGATATCAGCTATCATTTTACCAACCATTGCTATTGCTGAGACAATGGCACCTACATAGTCACCACTCGCAATTTTGGAGAGAATGTTAGCAAAAGCAGATGCTAATTCCGCTGCCTGTACAATTGCCTCTCCTAATTCCGAATTAACATCTATAAGATTGTTTCCTAACCCTGCAGCGGAATTTGAAACTTCAATTATGTTATCAACTAATTTTGACGATTTTTCATCTGCTAATAAATCTGTTTTAGAATTAGCAATCTCTAAAAGCCTTAATAATTCAACAACCGCTTCATTACTTAACACTTTAGATTTTAGAATTTCTTTCTCTAGTCCTTTTTTTTCTTGTAACAGCGCTTTTTCCTTAATTCCTAAATCAGAGCTAGACTGTATTGCTTTTGCCTTCTGAATTTCATTTTCAATAAAAAGTTTTTGTTCCGCTGTAAGTAAATCCGCAGATAATCGATAATATTCTTCTAGAGATTCTATACGTACTTTCAGTTCTTTCTTAGTAACACCAATTAAGTCCTGCGTTAAATTTTTGAAAACTCGATTTTTTTGATAAGCCTCGTCTTTTAGTTGATTAATCGCACTGTTTTTTAAATATTCTAATTCTGCTAATTTGTTAGTTCTTACTTCTGCATCCTCAATTTTATTTAACTGCTTTTTATCAATTAGGTATTGCCTTTCAATTGCTTGTTTCTTTTCTTCAAATGTAATTGTCGCTTGATATGTATCTAGGTATTTTGAATCGTTATCTTTAGAGATTTCTAATTCTTGCTTTACGAGCATTTCTTTTAAAGCTTTAAGACGAGCTTCTTGTTCTGGAAAAGCAATTTCGTTAGTACTTGAATTTTCTATTTTTTCAATTTCAGACTTTAGTCGTGTTTTATAATCTTTAAAACCCTTCAAATCATTATCATATCGTTTCAATAATTCATCAGAACCAATTTGTGTTTTTAATTCTTCATAAGCTTTAAATAGCTCCTTTTCTAAATCTAGTTGCTTTAATAATTTATCCGTTCCATTATTATATAGTAAACTACTTTTTTCTTCGACTTCTAATTTTCCAATTCTTTCGATTTCTTTAGCATCTAATTTTGCTTTTACAGCTTGTTCTCGGAGTTTTTTAAAGCGATCTTCAATATCTGCTACTTCTTTGTCTATAGCAGTCATTCGTCCCTTTGAATATTCTCGCTCCGCTTGTGATATGGCTTCTAAAGCTTTTATTCTTTCTTGAAAAAGTTTATCTGCAGTTTTATCTTTTTTATCGTCTATTTTAATTTTAAGGCTATCAGCTAGTTTTGCAGCTTTTTCACTTATATCATTTGAGACTAGTAATAACTTGTCATTTTTCGCTTGCTCTGCTCGAAATTTCTTTACATTTTCTGTCACAATTGAAGAATATCCTTTTAAAGCATTGTCAACCTCTTGGTCGTTAGGTAATCCAATAATGCGAAGAACATCCTCTTGTGTTATTTCATAATTTGGATTTAAGTCCTTACCGAACATACCCCACATTCCGTCAAACATTTTATCGGAAAAATTCTGTAGGCTTTCGTACCATTTTATGTCGCCAGTGGAAAGAGCCATAATTTGCTCCAATAATTTTTTTTGCTTTTCTAGAGATAATATATAAGCTGCTTCTGCCTGAGATTTTAGTTGTAAATATTCTATGTATTTTGGAGCATTTTGAATTATCTTTTTCTCAAGTTCCGCATAATCCTTCATCGTCCCCAGAGTGTCAGAAAACTCTTTATTGAAGTCCTTTACAGCCTTTTTCTTTTGTTCTTCGGTCAGGGTTACATCTTTATTCTGCTTGACTAAAAGCTGAAGCTTTGCAATTTTTTCACCATACATTTCATTAGCTTTTTTGACTATGGATCTATTACGATCTAATTCATCACTAGTTAAACCAATGGCTTTTTTTACTGCATCCCAGTTAGCTATTAATTGACCTAACAGAACCAGTACGACACCAATACCGGTTGCTAATAAGGCTATTCTAAATGTTTTTAAAGCTCCTGTACTCTGTCCAACAGCAAGCGTATATATTTTATGAGCACCCGCTAACATTAGTGTGGCGATACTATCTTTTCGCTTCAGCTCCGTAGAAATCACTTGCAAAGATTGAAGCAAACTCATCGCAGAGGTGACTTTTAAGATTGTCTTTTCGATTTCTTTGTTTTCAGAGCCAAACAAAACGGCCGTACTTTTGGCTAAAGCATAACCCGCCGCAACTCCATTAGTTGCACGAATTAATGTGTCCAGGGAACTTGTTGCAGAAGCAGATGCTCCAATTTCACTATTTACCGTAGCAACTGCTGAGCGCAATATGGAAGCTTCTTGAGACATTGCTCGATACTGCTCGGTATTATCCTTTCCTTCCATTTTTAAGCGGGCCATCTGCTGAACAAGACCGTACAATTCAGCTTTCAATGCTTTGGACTTATCGCTTGTGTCTTGAAGCTTATTACCGAACTCATCAAACCCAGCTTTACCGGCTTGTGACAATTGACGAATACTCTGGTCTAAATTTTCAATGTTTTTATTTAGAATATTGATCTTCTCAACATCTGTTTCAGTGGCTAACTCACTTTTAAATCGAAATAAAGCATCTTTCATCTGATCGATACTATTACCAGTAGTGTCGTAGATTTTAGCTGTACGACCTAGTATCTCATTTGCTATAGAAATGTCTGTCTGTAAATTTTTAAAATCTTCAGATGCCTTATCCATGCCGGCCAATTTGGCTTCGACGAAATCAATCACTACTCCAAGTTGTTTCATCTCATCCGTAGCTTCATTTATGGTTGTTGACAATAATTCAAGTTCACCGTTACTTGCAAAGGTTGGTTTGAAAGTTTTATCAGAAATAGCATCGAGTATTTTTCCCGCTTCTTCTAGTTTTTGAACATCGAATACTTCAACCTTGTTTTTTGCCGAATCTATTAAATTGGCCATTTTAAGTTGAGCTTGTTCAAGACTATATGATAGTACACCTATTGAAGTAGGGTCTGTCGCTTCAGTCAACATTCCTTTTAAACCTGCAACTTCATTTGAATAGCTATTAAATGCCCTTTGTTGCGCTTTGGTTAAGTTAACCCCCTCCAACATGGCTTTATTGGCTTCCAATTGCTCGGTAACGTAGTTTTTAAAAGCGATCTCGCTGTTTTTTACAGCAGAATCCACGCCTTTCAATGAACCTTCAACGCGAGTAGCATCTTCTATTACTTGAGGAGAGTTGATAAGAAACTTAATTTCAATAGGATCTAAATCTGACATATTCTATTCGATATCGGACAACCAAGCTTCGAGCTCATCGTCGGAGTTAAATTTTGATTTTTTCTTTTCGGATAACTTAGGCGCATCTGCTAACATAAAGGTGAGGGTAGCAAATGGCATTTTAAGAATTGCATTTTTACTCCAGCCAGTTTTCTCGGCAATTGCATAAATGAATCCATAGACGCTATGGAAGCTTTCGCTTGTTAACTCGTCTTGTTTTGACTCAGGTTCATCGGCATCGTTATCCTTGTCGCCCCTGCTAACCTGATAGTATTTATAAAATCCTCAACCCCTCCATACACAATGATAAGTTGAAAAATGTAACTCATCTCTTGGGATGTAATTTCATTCCTTAAAAACCGAGCAACTAGCCCAACAAGCCACATTTTATACGATTTACTTAAAATAGCTATAGCAACAACGCGGCTCACCCCTTTACTGTGGTCCCTTACAAGCTCAAAGGATTCACTTAAAGTAAAATCTTTGTTATCTTTTATTTCCAATTTTAAATAAGCCAATGCAACTCTGAGTAGGGTATCCAAACTCAAAGCATGAATTCTAAAATGAATTTGTTTTTTTCCGAATATGCGTAAAAAAAGAGGTGCCGTGACAGACACTATTACACCTCTTTCTAACAATATATTCGCAGCTTTACTTTCTACTGCTTCTTTCATCCTATGGCGTTTTGTCACCGATTAACACGGCAGGTTTACCTGGACCAGGGCTCATTGGTTTGATGGTAACTTCAATTAACGAGAGACCATTTTTAACAAACTTAGAATTGAATTTAGCTAAAATCCTCGCTTTAGGAAATGAGAAATTCATACCCGTAGCAGTTGTGATTTCTACTGCTTGTATAATCTCTGGTGTATTGGTAGGCTCAGCCCATTTACCTTCTACTATAGTACCGCCTTTCAGTTTCTTTAAGGTTTCTGGAGAATAGTCAAAAGTGGAGAATTTCACTGATTTTGAGCCTTTTTGAGAAAAAGTTTCAATGGGATCATCTTCTTGATCACAGAACTCCTCAGTAATTTGTGCATCATCCTCAGTGAATTCACAAGAATCTTTATAGGTTCTGCAAAGTTCTGTTAGCGCAGTAGGCATAGTTCCATCAACTGATGGGTCTGCGGTCTTAACGGATTTAAGTCCGTATGTTCTTTTTTCTGACATTTTAAATAGTTTTTAAAAGATCTTTAATCTTCGTTTAAATTTTCAGTTTGTTCATCTGTCCCAGTTCCTACAGTAACCTCTTCTAGTAAGATTGTAGCTTCAACTTCAGTGTTTTTATCTTCTTTTTCTTTCTCTTGGATTTGCAGTTGAAGTTTAGTAATACCTAAGTTATGAGCCGGTTTCTTCCCAAAAAGTTTTTCGTACTTGGCAACGAGCTCTAATCTTTGATTTAAATCTGAGTCCGTGTCTGGAGTCTCTGCTTCCAGTTCTGTATTGACATTATTATCAATATAATGCTCAATATTTTTGTCGGATAAATACCTTGAGTGATCTTCTGCCCTTTGAAGGTCTTTAAAACCTTGGGCATCAGATGTAATAAACACTTCTGCTAAAGAGTGTGCTAGCATCATTACTTTTGCTTCGTTTCTGAATTTTTGTGCCATTTTAAAAATGAATTAAATTGTAATTAAATCCCACACCAATGTAGGGATGGGCTTGTATTGCTTTATCGTTTAATGTAAACCCATAACCCGCAGATATTCCAAACCCAAACCTTTTGGCAGGGCGTTCTTCGATTGTGAACGTATTTAAACTCTTTATTTTTACTCTTGAATCATCGGCAAACACATCGATATAATGTTGTTTTTTTCCAAGAAACCATTTCTTATCAGCGTATCTCACTACATTTAAAGAAATATCATACTTAAGCTCTAAATCTTGAGTCAGAGGATAGTATTGAATTTGCAACCATTTATCTTGATAAGTTACAGCATCAGCTGTGGGTGTCATTTTGATTTTCGCTTCAAGTTGGGCGTTTACTTTCGAGGCTTGAGTGATTTTATTTATCGAAAGTTTAAGTGCCTTTTCTAGCGAATCAGCGTAACTATTACTCAAAGCAAGGCGTCTTTCAAGGGCTGTATCCTTTATCAATTTGTCCTTAAAAACAGTATGCGGTATGCTGTCTCGGATGTATTGGGTAATAATCTGTGTTTTACCGCTTAGTTGGACAAGTTCTGCATAGCGCATATCTGCTTTTTTGTTCTCTTTATAAAGTGTAACAGCCATTACAATGCTTATTATACAAACAATAGCTAATACTGTAATTATCAAGTTTTTTTTCATTTCAATAGTTTTTTTACAAATTGTTCTGTCCTGCCTCTGTATAAGCTATCGAGATTCTGATTTTCATTTTCAAGGGCATTTGATTTTTGTTTGTAAAACAACATCGATTCATATAAATCTATGCGTTCGGAGCGTTCTTTTAAAATCAGCCGGTACAGTTCTTTCTTTTCGCTTTCACACTCCTTAACAGTATCTTCTCGCCGGTAAAAAACAGTTCCTAAAAGCGAGCCAAATACCAAAATCAAACCGATTAAAAATGCTATGAAAACCGCTTTTGGATAATTCTGTATGTCTTGAATTTTAAAAGGTTGCGGTAAGTCGGTTTTCATACTTGTTTTAAATATTTTGTTGCTTAAGCCATTCTTTTACTTCGAAACTGGGACATTCTTTTGTCCATTCGTTAGGGCTTATAACACCATCTCCATTGAGGTCTGGGCTCAAATCACGATGACCTACAATTATAGCAGTAGGGAACATTTCCTTAGCTCGAAGTACTTCCTGTCTCAGTACGCATTTTTGCTCTATTGTACGATTGTCGATTCCATTTTGTCCCCCAATCCAACTAATATGATAACTATTAGCATTATAACCTGCAACACCATTTGCGATTTGCTCTGGAGCAGCTAATTCAGTTACAGTTCCATCTGATGAAATGATACGATGGTAACCAGGATTATTCCACCCAAGAGAGCTCTTCCAAAAAACCTTGATACTTTCAACTGTTTGGGACTGTTTCGCTCCCGTGCAATGAATTACGATTCGATTTACTTTTCTCATCTGTTTTGTTTTTATTGTGCCGACTCACATCGGCACATATAATTAAACCAAACTTTGCATTAAGATTCCAACACCTTCGTAGCCTTTGCGTCGAGCTCTTCCTCCACATCTAACCAAGAAGGAATAGATGTCCCCATAATATGTTGGATCGCCAATACGTTCAAAAGCTTCGGTGGTTCCGATAGCTTTCTCGGTCATATTTTTGTTCCAAAACAAACAACCCTCTGAATCGGTATCGGCTTCAACAGCCCCAAACGCTTTAAATCCTTTGTCTGAGCCTAAAATATAAACACTAGAACGCTCCATTATACTCCAACCTTGAACCTTATAAATGATACCAGCTCTACGCTCTGCTTCTGAAGTAGCTTGCATATAAGTAGCTGTGATAGGGCTGTCAGCAGGAAACATTTGAGTGATCGCCTCTGCTGTTAACAAGGCAAACATATTCCCTTCAGTCCAAGCCTTTTTCTTTACAAAATCCTTTCTCATATATTGAAGATCTGTCAAGCTATATGCCTTACGTTTACCGGTACCCACGGCCGAGTCTACTTCAATTGCAGAACTAGTCAGAATGATATTAGCCTTTGGAAGTTCTTTGTTATCCCCAACTGGGCTTACTACCAAGTTAGTTAGCATACCTTCTGCAACCTCCTCAGATAGATTCGCTAAATCTTGATCTAAAACAGAACGACGTTTGTCGTAACTTAATTCCTTAGTTTCTGCATTTTTAATATGAACCGGATCGGATGTGTACTCATCAATTTTATAAAGAACTTCCGTGTCTTTACGTTGTTTTACCACTGCTGGTAAACTTTGCCTGTTCTTTACAACAGCAGATGGTTCTCCTGCTTGTGGTAAGTGAACAATACTACCATTGATAATGTTATCACTAGATACATCAGCGATATGATTTAGAAAACTATTGTCTTCTAAGAGTTTTTTCTCAATGGTCTCTGCCCAAATTTCTACTTCTATAGCCATTTTTTATTTATTAGGTTCTTTGTTAAACTTTTCTTTAAATCGTTGAACAAAATATTCAGGATGATTTAGTTTCATACTTTCTAATTTGTTGCCTTTATCTAATTCATCCCAGCTCATTTTATCAAATGCAGATAAAGTTGCCTGTTCTCCGAATAATTTGTCGGCAATTGGATTGCGTTTTGGCAATGCTTTTAAAAGCCCTGTAGCCTTTTCAAAACCACCTGATTTTGCTAAATCTTCAATAGCTTTTTTTCCTGCTTCATCCATGCGTCCATCGAGTTGAGCAGCACTCAATTCATTATCAAAATTGGCTTTTAGGGTTGCCGTTTCTTTCGACTTAAACTCTGCAACAGTTGCTTGAAGATTGTTTACTTCAATCGCTTTTGCGCTTAGTTTTCCTTCAAGGCTTTTGATTGCTTCTATAACTTCAGGCTCTTGAGCCGAATCTGATAGCTGTAGGTGTAATAACACTTTTTTCATTTGTATATTTGGTTTTTGAATTTGTGTGTTTTGTGCCGCAGAAAGGCACATCGCTTTAATGTCCGTCTCTGTAAAAGCCATTCCATCTTGTGCATAAAGCATCAATGTGTTTGCTGATGATGGTACGGCTACTATGGAAATTTCCTTTAGCTCGCATTTTACAAGTACCAACTCGCCATCTAAAAAGATTAAATCGTCTGCATTAAAGTCAAAACCTAACGAGCAAGCTTTTATCAGACCTTCATTTACTTTTCTAGCTACTTCTTTTCCGTCGATGTCTTCTGTATTGAAAATGACCTCTCCTAATAGTAAGCCATCTTCAAACCTCAAATTACTCCAAGCTCCCAATACGTCTTTAGGTGTATTTCTGTGATCATTTAAACAGATGGGATTTCTATTAAATCGATCGAGGTTTATTCCCGAATTAAGGATTCTAAAACCATAATTGTTTTGCATGGATTCATCATTGAGTACAAAGGTTTTATTCATCTGTTTTGCTATTAATTCGTATTATTTGATGCAAAGATTCTTCAAAATCAAAGCGTGTAAAAGTTGGTAAAACATCATACTCCTATTTTAACAGTATGATACCCTTGCCCAATAGGCGTCATACTTTACCAACTTTCTCAAGCACACTTTAAGAGTCATTTTTGTATAAAAAAATATGGCTAGGATGACTAAAGAGGAGCAGGAAAAAAAGCAAGAACACGCCAAATTGCTCTATACCAAAGAAAATATAACTTCATATAAGGAATTAGCGGAACGCGTTGGAGTCACTGAAAAAACAATTGCGAAGTGGGTGGAAACAGGTGGATGGAAAAAATTAAAACGAAATATCCTTTTGACTCGTGAAGAACAAATGGTCAATATGATGGATGAACTTTCAGAACTCAATGAGTTCATTAAAAATAAAAAAGAAGGTGAACGATACGCTGATCAAAAAGAAGCTCAAATCCGACGACAATTAGTAAAGGATATAAAGGATTTAGAAACCAAAGCAATGCTACCGGAGATAATTAATGCGCTAACACAATTCTTAGATTTTGTTCGTCGTGAGAACATTGACGACACGAAATTACTAGCGGGATATGTAGACTCATTTTTAAAAATAAAATTACGTAGCTAATGGCTTTTGTTAAAACAAAATCAAAGGAGGATAAAGTGGCCTTGGATTTTTGGGAAGAGTATTACAAATCACTTAAAAATACTGAAGTAGTAGATACTTCTGAACCCGAAGAAGAAAAGCTTTCCAGAATTAAAAGACTTGAAGCTGATCCCGAAGCTTGGTTTAAATATTACTTTGAAAAGTATTGTTCGGCAGAACCTATGCCATTTCACAAACGATCAACCAAGAGGGTATTAAACAATGCTGAATGGTATGAAGTACGCCCTTGGTCTCGTGAAATGTCGAAATCAGGGCGAACCATGCTTGAAATGATGTATTTGCATTGCACAGGTCAGAAGAGGTTTACGTTTATGATTTCAGCAAATAAAGACTCTGCGGAGCGCTTATTGAAACCTTACAAGCTTGCCTACGAAAAAAATCAAAGATTGCGACATGATTACGGAGATCAAGTTAATTATGGAAGCTGGGCCAGTGATCAATTCACAACTAAATCGGGTTCCTATTTTATTGCCGTTGGTGCAGGCCAAGCACCTCGTGGTGCAAGAAACGAAGAGCTACGTCCTGATAGTATTATTATGGATGATTTTGATACTGATGAAGAGTGCCGCAACCCAGACTTAATTGATAAAAAGTGGGACTGGTTTGAACAAGCAGTTTATGGAACTCGTTCTATTTCAAATCCGATGTTAGTGATTTTTAATGGAAACATCATTGCCGAGAATTGTTGTATTAAAAAAGCAATGAAGGTTGCTGATTTTTTCGAGATCATAAATATTCGAGATAAAAATGGCAAGAGTACTTGGCCAACTAAGAACACTGAGGCAAATATTGATAGAGTACTTTCTAAAATATCAAAGGCATCAGCTCAAAAGGAATATTTCAACAATCCAATTGTTTTAGGTAAAGTTTTCGAAAAGCTTCATTACGGAAAAATGCGCCCTTTAAAGGATTATAAGTTTTTAGTGGCATATACAGACCCCTCATACAAGAAAAATGGAGATACCAAAGCAACGGCTCTTGTTGGAAAGTGGAAAGATGAATACCATGTTTTACGCATGTATTGCGGACATGTAAAAACTTCCACAATGCTTGATTGGCAATATGACATTCTGAGTTGGGTAAACGACCGGGTAGCAGTGTACTTCTGGATAGAATGGCCTTGGATAGATGATATGTTGAAAGAAGAAATCAAACTAGCAAATAAACGACACAGCATAACACTTTCTTTAAAACCTGATGAGCGATCAAAACCAGATAAATTCTATCGGATTGAATCAAATCTAGAGCCTCTAAATGAGAATCTTAAACTGATTTTTAATGAAGAAATCAAAGAAAACGATTATATGAAGGAATCTGAATTTCAATTTAAAGCACTTTCACCAAAATCAAGAGCTCATGATGATGCCCCAGATGCTGTCGAAGGTGGGGTTTGGAAAGTAAATAATAAAGTAAAAGAAAATGTAGGTCCCCCTTCCATTATTCTACCATTTGAAAATAAAAAGAGGTATTAGCGTTAAACCTTGCTCCGAAATTATCTTTAATAATATGGGACGCAAATAAAATAACCAGTTATGTATTTAGAAATCGAAGAATTAAAAACACATGCGTATGACGAAGAAATCAGCGCAATCATTAGAGAGGACGAAACCATTGCACACGCTTGTATAGATATCGCAATTGAGTTCTCAAGTAGCAAACTAATGAAACATTACAAAGTGGACGAAGTGTTTTCACAACAAGGGAAAAGTCGCAACCCATTAGTTTTAAAGATAGTTAAAGACATCGCAATTTGGGAACTCATCGGACTTTCTAATCCAAGTATTGATTACCCAGACAAAAAATTCAGATACGAACAAGCAGTCGACTGGTTAACGGCGGTATACAAGGGAATGCCGGCCAACTTACCACGATTAGAGGACAATTCAAACCAAGCATCTTCTTTTAGTTATCACTCAAATCCTAAACGGTCAAATCATTTCTAATGGCAAAATTGAAACATAAAAAAACAACACCTATTAAAGTGTCACAAACTTTAATAATAAAACCGCCACAACGCACTACTGTTGGTATAGAACGTTGGCGATCGGCCATGACACAAGCAGATAAAGGGAGAAGAGCAACATTAGTTGACCTATATAATGATCTGTTAATTGACACTGTTTTATCCAATGCTGTTGAAAAAAGAATCATGGCAATCACGAATTCCGATATCGTTTTTCAAATCAATGGAAATCAAATTGAACCCATGATGGATCTTATTGATACTCCAGAGTTTGAAAATCTTTTAGAAGAGATTATGAAAACAAAGTTTTATGGTAAATCCATCATAGAATTAGATTTTTCTAATGGTTTTAAGAGTACCTCTATCGATAGACGACATATCAATACAGAATCAAAACAGATATTGATCAACATGTTTGACGTTACAGGTATCACTTATGAAAATGACGATTTTATTCTAAATCTAGGAAAAGATACCGATTTGGGAATTTTCTTAAAAACCGCGCCACACGCTATTTTTAAACGAAATGGCTTTTCAGATTTTGCCCAGTTTTGTGAATTGTTTGGCATACCACAGTTAGTAGGTTTATACGACCCTGATGATGATACTGGTCGTCAAGAGATGGAAACCGCATTTAAACAAAGGGGGTCTGCAGGCTCTGTTGTTATGAGTAAAAATGGAGATATCAAAAGTATCGGTGAAAATGCCTCTGGAAATGTTGATATACACGATCGGTTTTTAAATAAGTGTGATGAACAAATACTAATCGGTGTATTAGGACAAACGATGACTACTAAAGATGGTTCTAGTTATTCACAAGGTAAAGTTCATGCAGATGTGGAGAATGATATTAATAAGTCTGATCGACGATTTGTACAACGCATATTAAACAAAGAACTCTTACCACGACTAGAAAAGCGCGGATATCCTGTAACAGGTGGTTGGTTTAGTTTTGCCGAAGAAGGTGATAATTTGACCAAATTGGAACAACTCGACATAGCAGAAAGAGTCGATGCGAAAATACCTATTGATAAAAAGTATTGGTTAGAGAATTTTGGGCTTCCAAAAGGAGAAGACGAAGTATTATCTGATAAAAAAGACATTCAACCAGAACTTGAAAACAAAGAAAAAGAAACCAAAACGGAAGTCGAAAAAACCAACAAAACAACTGCTTTAAAATTATCGTTTTTTGATCAGTTAAAAGATTTTTTCGCAAACGCTCCTCGTTAGAAATCAATCTACACGAGGAGCTAGATTGGCAAGCTCTCAAATTTGAATATAACAAATGTTGTTCACATCATACCTTAAGCGCCACAGATAATGGCGTAACTGATTGGGCAGATTTATTGGCGGCACAATGGATGGATGTTGTAAAGTCGGTTTATAAAATAAAAGAAATGCCACAAGATAACGTGTATCATCCCATTGTAGAAAAGCAAGGTAAAGAATTTAGTTCGAGGATTAATCAGGAATTTGGGGCAATTGATTTTGATACTCCGGATTATTATATGCGTGAAGTTTTAAAGAAGAATTCGTGGCAATTTTCAGTAGCTAAAAATTACAATGACTTAACCAGGTTAAATAATCTATTACTTCGCGAGGATGGTAGTTTAAGACCGTGGAATGAATTTAAAAGTGAAGCTAAAAAAGTAGTTGGAGACTCCATGAAATATCTTAAAACAGAATATGACACTGTTGTATCGGCTGCACAAATGAGTCGGCTATGGGTAGAAATACAAAGAGATAAAGAGATATTCCCTTTTATTCAATTTGTGATTGTCAACGATGGTAGAACCAGCGAAATATGTCAGCCGCTCTATAATGTGATTGTGTCAGTAGACGATCCAATATTAATGAATTATTTTCCACCAAATCACTTCAACTGCCGAACGACAGTTAAAAAATTACGATACGGTGTACCTAGTGATAATTATGAACTTCCAGAAATCCCTGATGCTTTTAAAACGAATGTAGGGGTTTCAGGTGAGATTTTTACAAAAGAAAATAGGTACATCGCTAATACTCCAGATAAAGTTTTAAAATTGGGGAGCAAGTTGTATTATGATCACGAAAGAACAAATCGATACAATAATATTCCATTTGAGGTTACAAAAATAGGGAAAGGTATTTTAGAGATTTTCACCAAAGGGAAACAAAATAAGTCTGAATTTAGACCTAATACTGAAACTCTAACTGTTCTTGTACGACGAGGCGAGCAATACAGAATGTTACCTGTTTTAAATGATGGTGCCACTAATCCGGATGCCTATAATATAAAAACAAATCAATTTGTAGATATTAAGGTAGCGCAGGGAACCAATGGAAAGAATATCGTACAAAGCGCGATGAAAGAAGCTAGTAAACAAAATGTTCAAGAGTTAATTATAAGACTCAAAAAACAACCTGATAGTTATAGAAAAATGTATGAAGCTTTACGATATACCGTGAGTAGTAACCGAGCTAAAAACATTAAAGTTATCATTGTCGTTTTTCCTGATAATTCAGTAAAAGAATATAATATCGGTAAAATTCGTAGAAAATAAAGAAGGCTCAAACTTGAATAAACAAATTTGAGCCTCTAGGGGTGCGGGCAATAGCAACACGAAGTTGCGTCCCTCACCAGTGGTACAAATATACAAAAAAATAAATGCAATTTAAAAAGAGTTTATAATGGCAAAATCAGCAGCGGAACAATTCACTAAACTACAGGAAAAACTCGCAAGTAGTTTAAGGACTTTACCCGCAATAATTGGGGAGGAGGTGGTTAATTTCTCCTTGCTAAGTTTTGAACAGGAAGCTTGGAGTGGAAATAATCAAGAAGTTTGGCCTAAACGTAAGAATCCAAATAAATGGGGTAAACCAGATGAAACCGATCGGGCTTTACTCGTTAAATCAGGTAAGTTAAAACGTAGCATTCGTGTAACAAGGATAGTGAACAACACTGTGTGGGTCGGTGCAGGAGGAGTTGATATTCCATATGCTAGAGTACATAATTATGGATTTAGAGGCCGAGTAGATCAGAATGTACGAGAACATACCAGAACTAATAAGAAGACAGGAGGGAAAATTAATGTAAAAGCCTTTGAACGAGTTATCAACCAGAACATTCCTAAAAGGCAATTTATTGGAGCAGAAGCAGACTCGCCTTATCTCAAAGCGAGACTGCGTCGAATGAGTGCTGCAGAAATAAGAAAAATATTTAAATAAACATTATGGAAGATTTATATCTTATGCTCGTTGAGCTTTTAAACGAAATTCCAGAACTGCGATATGTAGACTTAGATACCGGTCAGATTTTAGAGGAGCAACCACCTTTAGCTTATCCCGCCGCACTAATCGAGATTGATATGTCTAGTTGTGAAGATATTCAAGATAATATTCAACAAGTTATTGGCTATTTCTCTGTGCGTTTAGTAGCAAAGGGATTAAGTGAAACCAATGGACTTGCTCCTGAAGGAGTGAGAAGAAAAAGTTTAGAATGGTTGAGATTACAAGAAAAGGTATATAAAAAACTACAAGGTTATGGCACTGATAGCTTTTACCCTTTTAGCAGGAAAAGTGGTAAGAATGAAAATCTTAGAAAAGGTCTAAAGGTATTTGCCCTCCGTTTTGACACCTCTTGGCATGATTATACTGCCAACTCATAAATGGGTATGAATCTTTTAACTCGGATACAGAAGCTTTCTTTAGTTCTAAAGAGGTTATTAACTCACTGTTTTCTGCCAATAAATCGGCAATTCGCGCTTGAGATAAAAAGAACTCTTCTTCCAATAGTGCCAGAACTGCAGAGAACTTTAGATTCATAAGGGTAGAATAAAAGTAAAATCGACAAACTAAAATATAATTTCGTTTGTTGATTAGTCGCTCATTGCGACCTCGCTTATTTATATGTACCGGCGGTTCTAACATCACCCAAAAATAAGAAACCCCAACCTGTTTTGCAAGTTGGGGTTTCACTATAAGGATTAAACTTTACCAATCCTCAGATGTATTTATTTCACTTTTTAATAAATTCAAAAATCCGACAGCAAAATCATTTAAATCAGTCTCTGCCATTTTTGATTTTACAATTCCTTTTTTATTGTAAATCGATAAATTAGCGCCATTCAGATCCGTTTTTACATGTGAAATATGTAATATTTGCTTTTCGCCATTTGAAAAAGTTACAAGCTCAACAATAGGAGCATTTATCCTTATTTTACCATCCTTAAATGACATTACAAAAGTATAGTTATTATTAAAAGCGTGAAGGTTATTTCTCCTTATTAGCTTTGATGAACGTGCATTTATGGTTATAGCATCATATTCAACTTTACTTATAACGTCTTTGGCAGATTTGAAGTTTTTATTAGCAAAAACCAACACGTCTTTAAAAAGCTCTTCTTTTGATTTACCAGGGTATTCTAGAATAATGTAATCAATTTCTTTATTTTCGGAATTTACAAAACCATCTGCTGTCAATTCAAATTGTTGCGAGTAACTGTAGTTACAAATGATTAAAAGTAAAAAAAGTATAAATTTTTTCATGAAATTTTATTTTTGTAAATATATTGAATTCTTTTCGTAAGAATTATGGCTTTCCTCAAATAAAAAAGGAGTCAGCTATACAGCTAACTCCTTTACAATCTAAGATCAAAAAACAATTAAGTCGTTTTTTTAATGATTAAAATACAGTCTGATAGAATATAAATTATGTGATTTATTCTATTTTTAAATATCATTTATTAATAATTTGAGTTGGCTAAAAATTCCACTGCTTTGAATATATCTGAGGCATAAAATTGTCCAGCACAATTATCAGAATATTTGCTAAGAGATTTAGGTCGAGCAATATAGATATTATATTCTCCGGAATTCTCCGGATATTCTAATAATTGGATATATTCATTTTTGAATTTAAATTCAGATAGAATCTTAATTCTTTCGGGTGTATATATTTTTTCCATGGTTATCCCACTTTCGTTCAGTACGGATCGACGGGGGATATATTTTTCAATAAACTCATCCCATTTGTATAAATCAAGATTTACTAAATCTAAATCTGATTCAATATTTTCATCAAACACAAGAATTGTCTCCGCATTTGATTTGCTAATTGCTACTTTATGCATTTTTAAGTTGTTTTAGAAAGACAAATATATTTATTACTATTTATGTTTCGATACAGAAATCCACAAAAAAAAGGAGTTAGCAATATTGCTAACTCCTTTTTTTAATATTCATCCTCAAAATATTTTTGATTGATATAAGTCGCTAAATGTGCCTGAGCTTCTTTGCTTTTAGCAATTCGTTGTTTATACTTTGGAATATGAATAAAACATTTTACTTTATCTGCTTCTTTAAGTTTCTCAAACGCACGTTCAGCGAAAACCTTTTTCACCTTATTGTCATAAAGTTCCCAAATAGCATTAAAACTTAAATCGGGTTCACCTTTTATTATCTCAAAATGGTGTTTTAGTTTTTTTGTCCATTCTTTGACCTGTTCTTCGATGTATGGGAAGTTTCCTTGCCTGAACAACCAATTTATTTGTTTCTCGGACAATGTACCTTCCAACGATTTAAACTCGTTTAAAAACCCATTTAAATCGTATTTAAAAACCCAAACGTTGGTCGTGTTTTTACTTCTGATTGTATAAGTGGTTAATTGATTCATTTTTCAATGGATTTAATTTAGACATTGAGCTTCTACCCATGATTGCACAACATGCGGAACAACACTGTTTCCGATAAATTTTTTCTGATCGCTTTGGTTGCCAAAGAGTTTATAATTCAGTGGAAATCCTTGTATTAATTTTAATTCAAGGACCTTCAACATTCGCATTTTAATGTCCGAAATACCATACAGTGCCATGAATTCTTTTATTTTAATCATGGTTTCACTGTCTCCTTCGTAAATTTCAATTGATACATTTGGGTCTTGACTATAATTCACTAAATACAATGGTGCTTTGTCTTGTCTAGCAATAATAACTGGGCAAGGTTGATTGGTGTGCATTGTGTGTCCTCCGTGACTTGGATTGAGTATAAATGGCGCGCTGACTAAGGCGTGTTTGTCTGAAGTCATAATTGTGCCGGCCGGTTGATCAATACTTTGATGATTATGCTTTCCAGAGTATTGCTTATCTAGCCAATTACATTGAACTTTTGTAAAACGATCTTTTGTTGTTAATGTTCCTGCCGGTTCTTCAATTGAAGAGACATTATTTCCCGTGCCATAGTATTTGGTCAAAAATGATACATTAACTACAGATTGATTACATGCAGTTGTAAGAGTTCCTAGTGGATTATCAATCGATGTGACTTTTCCTGCTGGTCTTCCGCTGAAATATTTTGCAATAAAAGCTTTTTCTCCTCCTGCAACATGCTTAATTAATCCTGCATATATTCTTTGAAGTGTTCCTTCTACAAGCGGTTTCTTTCGTTTAAAAATAGACTGGCCTTCATCTTCAAAGTCTAAAACTTCTTTGACTGCTTTCCATTTTTTTAAACTGGAGTTAAACAAATCAGTAATTGTCGACGGTAGTTTTGAATGAGTTGGTTCTGGCCAAGTTATCGGCAACCCACTTTTAGCGAAACATCCGAAAAGGCGATTTCGAGAAGTGTAAGCTCCGAAATTAGCACTGTTGAGTTCCTTCCATTCATCGCGATAACCGAAAGAATTTATGTGATTTCTCCAACGCAACCAATCTTGACCGGACTTCATGCTAATGGGCTTGCCTTTTTTATCTAAAGGTCCCCAACTCATGAATTCAACTACATTTTCGATTTGAACATAATCAGGATCAATTGCAGTTATATATCGATCTAAATGCTCTGCTAACGTTCTGCTATCTGCATCACGAGCTTGTCCTCCTTTTGCTTTGGAAAAATTGGTGCATTCTAATGATGCCCAAAGGATGATTTTTGCATTTGGATATGCTTTTCTATAAGCCCTTAAAATTTCTATTAAAGGTCCTAAATTCAATATTCGGATATCTTCTTCAAAGTGATAAACTTCTGGGTGATTTTCCCAGTGTGATTTTATCGCTTTGTGATCGTGATTTACACAAACTGCTATTAAAGCAATTGGATCCCCTTTTTTGTTCTTTGCGTTTGCAAATCCCGTGGTTGTTCCGCCAGCTCCACAAAAAAGATCAATCACAATAAATTCTATGGATTCTGGTTTTTCTACTTTTTGAACTGCAAAACGTTTTTGAAAAGATAGAAATGTATTTGTCATGTTAATTTCTGGTTTAACTCGCTAATTATTAAATTAACTACGATTTGATTGTAGTGGTTATCAAGCATTACGCACAATTCATTTAAAATGATTTCTAGTGCCCAAGCTTCATGAAATTTTAAACTCATATTAACTTTTTTATTTAAATCAAAAAGAGAGTTTTTTTTAATAAGCCCTTTGGCTTTAACTTCGAACTTTTCAGCTAGATCAAAACCAATTGATCGATAAATCTTTTGTTTTGGATTACTGGTGTTTTCCAAACAATAGAGTTCTTGTAATAGGTTACTAACTACGATCAAAGTTTCTTTATTAAGTTTTAAGTCAATTTTCATTATATGATCTTTATAAGATATTTTAAATCACCTGCTAATTTGCAGATATTATGTTTCAACTACAGGCTTTGTAAGCTCTAATCCACAACAAGAACACACTACAACTGTTACTTCGATAGTACAGATACTTTCGAGTATTTTAATATGCTGGCTTGAATGTTTACATTTTTCTATCATTTTTTGATTCTACAATTAGTAATACTATAATTAAGCTGAGTACGACACTGCTAAAGAACTTTATAAGGTTATATAGGCTTATTTCCATGTTTTTTTAGTCATCTCTTCTAAAGCTTTTATGATTTTTGAAAGTTCAAAAACATTCATTTTATTAAGTGGTTTTTGTACTGGACTTTTAATGCTTTTCAAAAACTCTGAAAGTCGGTTTGTATCTGGAACGTTTCGTCCTTTGATTTCAATTGTCCAATTCAGTTGATACATTAATGATAATATACATTTATGCTTGGAGTCATTGTTGTTGAATAAACCCCAATTATCGCCCTTGTATAGCTTATCTCCTTGTTGGGCAAGTATTTGATTAGCTTGCTCAAAAGAAAGGTCGTTAAGGCTAGTTTTGGAGTTGTCACCAGTTGCCCATTGTACCCATTCTTCTTTGATATCTTCTTTGAACTGGCTATTTCTACGAATAGCCAGTTTTTGTTCTTTAGTTGCTTTCATAAGCTTCAATTTTTTCAACCAAATATTTAAATCTCAATATATCTCCTTGGTTTGTAAAACTCAATTTTATTCCTATTTTCAATTGACCTAATATTACTTTGCTATTCAACCATAGCCCTCGAGTTGTGGGAGAGCAATCAACTACTTTTCCTTTTTCGTCTATAATCCAGTATAGACAGTCCTGTCCTTTATCTTCAAATATGATTTTTGTCTTCTTCATAGATTAGTTTATAAACTTGAAAAATTTAATAATATGTTTTGCCATTTACCCCCTTCATCTTTGTATTTGAACTCATAACCAAATCCTTTTAAATGGTTCGAATAAGACTCTTTAATTAGTCTTAAACCTTCTTTCCAACGTGGGTCATCAAACTTGTCTTCGTGAGAGTATAAATCCATTACTCTTGAGTATTCAAGCTCTCCTTTTTCATTTCGTTGTAAGAAGCTTAAAAGGATTTCGTACATTTTAACATCTCGTTTCTTTATGGTGTCACCTAAGAAATCACGAATCAATTCAATTGCTTTTTGTGAGCGTTCGTCCCACGCCGGTTCTGTATCTCGTCGACGAGTAATCCTTTTGGTGTCGTCTGCGTTTGAAATTGTAAAACCGCCTTTTGAATTACTTCTAATTTTGCCATATTCAGCAAGCTTTAAAGCCTGCTCATCCATCATTTTGTGAATGTCTTTTTTAAATTCTGAAAGTATGTCGAACAAATCCAATGCGTTTTTTACAGCTGTGTCAGTCTGTGTATTTCGTTGAGTCTCGTACAACTCTTTTTCTTTTTCAAGCTTCTTTTTTTCTTTTTCTTTTTTATCTTTCAAAAGAGCTTCTAATTCCATTGTACTCAATTCATGAGCGGGTTTTGCTTCTGTATTCATAACTATTTATTTTTTATTTGTTGGTTAATGATTTTTCCGATCTCATTTTCATAATATCGAATGGGTTGTTGGCCAGTTTCAGTTTCGTAATACAAAACCCGGTCGTGATCATATCTCCATATAGGAGATTTCCATTGTAAAGTTTCTATTAGAATAACAACTTTCTGTATGCGTTCAGTCATTACTAGGCTTTTTTCGAGTAAAATCAAATGACATAAGTGTCGTTCGTAAATACTAAGAAAATTGTATAGACAATCTAAAGCCAATACATCCTTAATTAAAAATTTATATTCCATAATCACTTAATTTTCGTTCTAACTCTATTTTGTCTTTAAGGATAATCGCATAATCAGGATGCCCTTCGTTTTTGGTTAACCAGTTGGTTAACTCGTTAATTTTTACTTTTAGATCGGCTTTAGTCATAGCTAGTTGAAATTGGTTAATATTCGTTCTGTTGCGTTCAATTTTGGCAGTAATGCAGACGGATAATTTTTGAATATCGCATTAGTTACTTCTGCGTAGAATTCGTTTTTATCCTCTTTACTTACTGATTCGAAGCTATTTATTTCACTTTCAAACTGCTTCTCTAGAGCGTTATAGTGAACTTTAAAATAGTTCTGCAGACCTTTCGATGTCAATGCCATCTGTAAGGCTTTAGGTGCTGAAACATAAAGCATACACCAATTAATGAATGTTTTTAAGACTATTTCATCATAGTACAATTGGCTTATTTCAAGGAGTTGGTGTGTTTTCATCTTGGTTGTCTTTTTTTCGTCCGTGTAAATCCTCATATCCTTTTTGCCAAACCACGTATTGAGTACTATGTGGTCCGTATTTCCTTCCTTTATTAGTAGCTAAATAACCGCTAACTAAAACCTTTTGTGTGGCGTCGTACATGATTTTCATTTCTAACTCCGACTTAGGCCACTGCCCATTGGCATGTGCTGTGAATATTATTGTCTTGTTTTTAAATTCTCGGGTAAACTTTAAATAGTCCGAGAAAGTATATTCTAAAAAGAAGTAAACCGCAGAATCAATAACTACTACCTGAGGACTATTCCGCTTTCTTAATCTTTCACTAAGCTCTTCGAGGTTGTCATCAACAATGGAAAAATTCTTTTTAACATCTTGCATCTGAAACAGACGCAATCTATCTTGTAAATTTTCATCATCAACAGCCTCTTCTAAGGTGACCAATAAGGTTTTTTCTGTTTCTGAAAATTCTTTAGCCAACTGCATCACAAAGGAACTTTTACCACTCGAACTCAATCCCCAAACTAGCCAACGTCCTTTTTTTTGTGGATGATCAAACACATCGTAGAATCTTCCTTTAAAAACTATTCTTTCAATTTTGGTCGCTAATATATTCGCGACTGTCAAGGCTCTTTTTCTTTTCATGAGGCTATCAATTTTGGCATTCCGAGAATAGTTCTTACAAAATCCTCTGTCAATGGTTGATTAGTTCTGTCAGCTTCTCGCATTGCAGGCACTAATACATCGTGTAGCTCCCCATAATTATCACATTCTTGTTTTAAGAATAGACGCAGTTTTTTGTCCTCAATGTTTTCAAGGAACATTTTAAAACTTCTATCAATATTTGGAAGTTCTCTAATACCGAATTTTATACGGCGGTAAAATTGGGGAATCCCATCACGGTTCTTTTTTCGTAGCTTATCAAGCTTGTCAGTAAGTTGGTTGGTACCGATTAACACAATGCCACAAATATTTTGTAAGGCATCATATAACTCTTTCATAGAACATAGTGCTGGTTGTTTCATATATTCACTTTCATCAAAAATTAAGAGCGGTTTTCGGCCTTCTAATCGCAATTGCTTTAACTTCTTTGCAATCTCTCCGATTTTCTTTGACTTGGTTTTTGGAGTAGCAATTTTTAAGACGTCGATGATCTTATCTAATAAATCGCCTATAGTATCCAAAGAGCCTACAACTATTTTAAAAGTATCAACTGGGTTTGCTTGCATAAATATGTCGGATATGTAAGATTTACCGCATCCCGTTTCTCCAATAATTATATTTGTCAACCCATTTTCTTTAGCATCTTCTAACGTTGAAAACATTCTATACATTTGCGGTGTTTCAACCATTGACCAATATTGCTTAACCAGTTTAAATCCAATAAATTCTGCAAGCGTTAAATACCATTTATCTTTGATATCAGTTTTCCCGACAGTTGTGTCACCATTTCTAATGGAAGAAATATAACTTTCGTTTACTCCAGATCGCTTTACAATTTCATTCGCAGAAATATTATACTGAGCGATATATTTATTTAAAGCTTCGGTGATTTCTAGTTTTTGCTTTGCTGTTATCATAATTCTAGGTATTTTGAGAGGTTAACTTTTTGTTTTAAATATTGATCTTGAGAATCTGACCAAGTCGCTTCTTGTTCCTTATGTTGCTTTTTCTCTTGGCTGATTAAAATCTTTTGAGCCGATTGAATTCTTTGCGCTGATTTCTGATCTTTATGTTGTCCCTTCGAATCAGGTATCATAAACTTTCTTAAAGTATCCAATTGAGGGTTGCCATCAAATAATCCCTCAAGTGTCTCATGTCGAGTAATACTTCTATTGATTATTTCTTCATTCATTCTCTTATTATAATCGTATACCAATTGGCGTTGACTTGAATCGGTCTTTTCTTGATCATACAGGGCCATAGGCTGAATGTGTTTCTCTGTGAGAATAAATTCTAATGTCCCAAGTTCTTTCTTGAATTTCCCATTGGAACTTTCAGCATTACTTACCAATATTTCACTTAGATTATCAGGGTCATATCGTATCATCCAGTCTTCATGCATATGCTTTCGAAATGTCAAATCAAAGGTGTCGTAGTATCTTTCAATACCATTTATCTTAGGAGTTAATCCTGAACCATCAAACTTGTTAGTGAAACCAGTAACAGCTCCAAATGCTCGTAGAAAATTATTAATCGTCATTTCCATTTTGTCTTCTTGAGGGAATTCAATAAAGCTTTGAACATAAGCTTCGACTCTTGAGGCTCTTTCATTTTCAATCGCCATTTCAATTTGACGAATACAACCTTTTTCATCGGGAAAGGAATGTCTAATTTTAGTTAAAAAATCTCCATTGACTTGGTTCTCTGTTTTCGAGGTTACATTATGTCCAGACCAGTTAGGAGTTAATGTGGCTTGGAAATTTCTCTCATTAAACTTGTCAAAGAAGTTCTCAATTACTTTAGCCTTTGAATTTTTAACCTTCGCAGGTGTGAAATACCGAGCTACTGCTTCATAGGTTGGTTGTAAGTTCTTCTTTTGGTAATGATCCGTTTGTAATTGATATGGCTTAAAACGTGTTCCAAATAATTCTTTGGTATGGTTTAACGCGTTTTTTAAAGCTTGTCTTATTAAAGCAGGGCTTTCGTTGGTTCCTATTGCATAACCGATGATATAGTTATTAAAAGGGTCTAATACCATTACTACGTTTAATCTGTTGGTGTAAGTTGTAACACTATTGCCGTTCTTATCAAGAGTTGTGGTTTGATAAAGTAACTCAGCATCCCAACCGTCCATGGTCCAGTACAACATTGCAGCACTTGGTTTACTTCTCTTAATTTGCATGTGCTTTTGATGCATTAAGTTAGTTTCGCCATGTTGACCCGCAAAAACAAACAAGTCAAATTCTTTTCGTTTGAGAGCAACTACTCCAACTTCGATAGTTTTCCATTTCAAGTTCTTTGCTACTGTATTGTATAAATCAGAAATTTGTTCGTTATTCAAATTTTGATGTTTGTTCAGTAATTCCTCTAGCAAGGCCAATTGTTCTTTCTCTTTTACTTTAGCTGCATTCTTTTTACCATACTTACCTGAAATCACTGAGAGATATCCTTCATTGATGTACCTTGTGACCTTGCGCCTTAAACTGTCTTTAGTCGTTGGTAAATCGTGTTTGACGTCTTGATAACTATTTACATCGTTGCTCAAACTTTCCCAAATATCAATACTCCCAGTTGTTCCTAATGCTCTCACGTAGGCTTTTCTATTGTTTTTAACAGTTATAACTGTATTCAAAACAGAGGCATTGTAAGTGTACAATTCGATTACTTCCGGATCTAATTTTTTATTGTCATCGTCTCCGAAACGGTGTGCACAAAAGAAATCAAAAGCCTTACGGTCTGATAAATAATGTTTAGCAAAAAAAGATTGTTTAATTTCTTCTTTGGGTTTTCCAAACTTGAATACCAAGGCATCGCGCCATTCTTGCACTAAAGAATTAAACTCAATCAAAGCATCAAAACCTAACGATGCACGACGAAGTTCCCGCTCGCAACAGGTATCACTTTTTAAGCGTTTGTATAAAGCGTTATATCTGATTAAACAAAGGCTTTCTTTATGTGCTTTGTTTTCATCCGAAACTAAAAACTTCAACTTCACACCGAGAGTTTCGTTTTGATATTCAAAAGGTATTTCTAATTGTGCCATACTAATTTTATAACTAATTATTGCTTTTGTACTATTCGACGTCTTCGTTTATAGATATTTGAACCTTATTCGATTCATTTAGTAGTAGTTCTTTTGATCGTTGTCTAATCGCTTGAGCTGTTTGGCTATTATTAAAATACCGTAACGCAGCGTAGACTGTTTGACGAGATACAGCAAACTCATTTGCTAATTTTTCTCTATCCGATGGATGTAATAAAATTTGTTTCAT